GCCATGGCCAAGAACGCCATCGGCATGTCGCTGGCAGCCGAGCAGTACGGTGCGTTATTCTTTGCCAACGGTGCTACACCGGGCGGCATCTTAGAACATCCGGGCATCGTGAAAGATCCGGTCAAACTGCGGGAAAGCTGGCATGCCCAATTTTCCGGCACGAACCGGCACAATGTAGCCGTGCTGGAGGAAGGCATGACCTTCCAGCAGTTATCCATCCCGCCGGATCAGGCGCAGTTCCTCGAAACGCGGAAGTTCCAGATCGACGAAATCGCCCGTATCTTCCGGGTGCCGCCGCATATGGTCGGGGATCTGGAAAAGTCCACCTTCTCCAATATCGAGCAGCAGTCGCTGGAATTTGTCAAATATACCTTGAATCCCTGGTGCGTCCGCTGGGAACAGGCCATGAACCAGCAGTTGGTATTGCCATCGGAACGCGCACAAATCTTTACAAAATTTAATGTGGACGGTCTGCTGCGCGGCGACTACCAGAGCCGAATGAACGGGTATGCCATCGGCAGGCAGAACGGCTGGCTCTCCGCCAACGACATCCGGGAGCTTGAGGATATGAACCGCATCCCTGCCGAACAGGGCGGCGATACGTATCTGGTCAACGGTAATATGCTGCCGCTGGACAAGGCTGGAAAATTTTATACCGAAAGCGAGGGAAAAACCCCATGAAGAAGTTTTGGAACTGGAATACCGATGACGATACCGGACGCATCCTTACCATTGACGGTACCATTGCCGAGGAAAGCTGGTTTGATGACGACATAACGCCGAAACTGTTTAAAAACGAGCTGGCATCCGGACAAGGCAATGTCACCTTGTGGTTGAACTCACCCGGCGGCGACTGCGTAGCGGCCAGCCAGATCTATGCCATGCTGATGGATTATGCCGGACAGGTCCATGTCAATATCGACGGGATTGCGGCTTCGGCTGCCTCCGTGATTGCCATGGCAGGTACGAGCGTCAATATGGCACCGACCGCACTGATGATGATTCACAATCCGTTCACGATCGCCATGGGCGACACCGATGAAATGGAACGGGCCATTTCCATGTTATCCGAGGTCAAGGAATCCATTATTAATGCCTATGAATTAAAGACCGGCCTTTCCCGCACCCAGCTATCCCATCTAATGGATGCCGAGACCTGGATGAATGCAGGAAAAGCAATCGAACTCGGCTTTGCCGACAGCATTTTGACTGATAGTGATAGTAAACAAATGCATGATGCTGCCAGTATGGGAAGTTATTCTTTTTCCCGGCGGCAGGTCACCAATGCGTTGTTGAACAAAGCCATCGCCAAGAAATCAAGGATAAAAACAGAGTCACATATATCCGTAGCGTCGCTGCAGCGGCGACTGTCGCTCTTAACACATTAAATGGAGGTACCAATATGAGTAAATTATTAGAACTGCAGGAAAAACGCGCCAACATCTGGGAACAGGCCAAGGCCTTTCTGGATGAAAAGCAGGCAGCCGGTGACACGCTTTCCACCGAAGATGCTGCTACGTATGACAAGATGGAAGCCGATGTCATGGCACTGGGCAAGGAAATCGACCGGCTGAAGACGCAGGCTGCCATTGATCTCGAATTAAGCAAGCCGACCTCGAGTGCTATCGTCAACAAGCCTGCAAAGCAAGATACAACGAAGCATGGCAGGTTCAGTGATGCCTATGCACCCGCATTTTGGGACAGCATGCGCGGCAAGTCCCGTCCGGAAATCCGAAACACCTTAAAAGAAGGGGCCGATCCCCAGGGCGGCTACCTCGTACCGGACGAATTCGAACGGACGCTGATCCAGATGCTTGCCGAGGAAAATGTGCTGCGCTCCCTGTCCCATGTGATCCAGACCGCCAGCGGCGACCATAAGATTCCGGTTGTTGCCAGCGAAGGTACTGCCGCATGGACGGATGAAGAAGCCGCCTACACCGAAAGCAACACCACCTTCGGCCAGGTGTCCATCGGGGCGCATAAGCTGGGTACGCTCGTCAAGGTATCCGAAGAACTGTTGAACGATTCTGCCTTCGACCTGGAAGGATACATGGCGCAGGAGTTCGCCCGCAGGCTGGGCAATGCCGAAGAAGAAGCCTTCCTCACCGGCACCGGAACGGATCGTCCGTCCGGCATCCTCGTTGATGCCGCCGGTGCTTCGGATGGCTCGACTGCCGCCTCTGCTACGGCGATTACCTTTGACGATTTGATCGAGTTGTACTATTCGCTTCGTGAGCCGTACCGCAAGTCGGCTACATTGCTGCTGCATGAAAGCACTGTCAAGGCCATCCGGAAGCTGAAAGATACGCAGGGCCAGTACATCTGGCAGCCTTCCGTCAGCGCCGATGTGCCGGATAAGATTCTGAACTGCCCGGTCGTCACCAGCCGGTATATGCCGCAGATGGCAGCCGATGCCAAGACGGTGCTGTTCGGTGACTTCTCCTACTACTGGATTGCCGACCGGCAGGGCCGCACCTTTAAGCGCCTGAACGAATTATACGCGGTTACCGGTCAGGTCGGCTTTCTTGGCTCCCAGCGCGTCGATGCCAAGATCGTTCTGCCGGAAGCCATCAAGACACTCAAGCAGGCCAGCAAATAACAGAAGGAGGGTGGCAGCATGGCAGTAACACGGGATGAAGCTAAATTATACCTGCGTATTGATAACGATGTAGAGGATGCCTTGATCGACAGCCTGATCCAGTCCTCCACGACGACGGTGGAAAATGTACTGCGCCATCCGCTAAGTGACTACACCACATTGCCGGAGGACATCAAAACAGCTATCCTGTATGGGGTGGCCTATCTGTACGAAAACCGGGATACAGCAGACTTCGATGCCATGATTAAGCTCATGCGGGCCATGCTGTTTTCCTACCGGGATGAGGTGTTCTGATGGATATCGGGGAAATGAAACAGCGAATTGAGTTTGTAGTGGAGGAGAATGTCTCCGACGGACAGGGCGGGTATGACAGCACCCTGGTCAGCAAGGGCAGCACCTGGGCCAAAGTGACCAATATCCACGGCGGGGAGTATTTCTTCGCCGCAGCCGTTCATCTGGAAAAGGATGTGTCGTTTGTCATCCGGTACCGCTCAGATATCTCGGAAAAATGGTTCATCAAGTTCCGCAATCAGAAATACAACATCCAGTTTATCGATAATGTAAAATACGGGGACCAGTATCTGGAAATCAAGGCTACCCTGGCGGGGTGATGAAAATGACCTGGAATGAAATACGAATCGGGTGTGCAGCGATCGGCGCCTGGCTGGGCTGGTTCATCGGCGGGTTTGACAATCTGCTCTATGCCCTGCTGACGTTTGTCTGTCTGGATTATATTACCGGGGTGCTATGTGCCTGCCGGGAACGGCAGCTATCCAGTGAGATCGGCTTTATGGGCATCTGCCGGAAGGTGCTTCTTTTTGTACTCGTCGGTGTGGCCCATACGCTGGATGCGACATTGCTTGGTTCCGGCAGTGCTTTACGGACCGCCACCATCTTGTTCTATCTGTCCAACGAGGGTCTTTCCATTGTGGAAAATGCCGCGCGGATGGGACTTCCCATACCGGACCGGCTGCAGGAAGCATTGAAGCAGCTGCGAAAATAACAGAAGAATATATCTATTGGCCTGCTGGAGTCTCATCACTCTGGCAGGTCTTTTTTTTATGTCTTGGGTTCGAATAGCAGCTTATTTCATCGACTACAGATATAAGGGCTAACAAAATAGGTTTACTTTCCCCTATTTCATGGCCTATCTGTAAGGAGATGATTTGCCATGAACGAACAACTAAGCAACCATACACTCGAAGCAAATAAGCTACAAGCCGAAGCAAGGTCAATATCACAGGAACAACTGCAGCACGAAGTCGATTATGTCCGTGCCCAACACATACTGCAGTCCCTATTCCATAAAGGCCTGCTTTCTGCTAATGAATTTTCCAAAATAACGGCAGTAAACCGAAAAACATTTTCACCGGTATTAGCGGCTATATTGCCCTCTATTCCTTGATATATCCGGCATATAGAGGTACTATGTCACACTACAAGGAGGTGAAAATCCATGAAAACGGTGACAAAAATCGGAGGTCAGCTTGTATTTCCTACGCAAAAACATAAGCTGCGGGTAGCGGCCTACTGCCGGGTATCCACTGATAGTGAGGAGCAATTAGTCAGCCTTGCCACACAACGAAAGCACTATGAAGCCTATATTACGGCAAATCCAGACTGGGAGTTTGCCGGTATTTATTATGATGAAGGTATTACCGGCACGAAAAAGGAAAAGCGCCCGGCCCTACTCCGCCTGATAGATGATTGCGAGCATAAAAGAATAGACCTTATTGTGACAAAGTCTATCAGCCGATTTGCCCGCAACACCACCGATTGTCTGGAACTGGTCCGTAAATTACTGGGGCTTACCGTTTATATTTATTTTGAAAAGGAAAACTTGAATACCGGCTCAATGGAAAGCGAGCTCATGCTATCCATTCTGAGCGGCTTGGCAGAAAACGAGTCGGTATCGATTGCCGAAAACAGCACC